GGGATTAAATGGCGCAGATAACTATTCTATATGGAAGTTTAAAGGTGGGGGCAACTGCCACCATAAATGGTTTCGTAGGATTTACCTACAAGCTGGTGAAAAGGCTAGTAGTGCAGATAAGATAGTTACAACTACTAAAGCTAGAAGTATGGGTTTTAAGCCTGAAACTAACGAGCAAGAAGTACCTGTTGCACCAAAGAGAATGCCTAAAAATGGATTTGTAAATAAAAAAGGATATTAAAATGAATTACTTTAAAAATTTAAGTGAAGAACAAAGCAGACTAAACCTAAAGTCTGAAAAGGTAGAGTTAGCTACAATTTATGATGATTTAAAAGGTTCAATAGGTAATGCTAATAAAGGTTTTGTAGAAGCTACAAAGTTAGTATCTAAAGCACAAAAAGAAGTTAAAAAGTCTATATCAGATAATAAGACACTTTTAAAAGAATTAGATAAGGCTGAAAAACTTATTAAAGACATAGGTTTAGATAGTGAGTTAAAAAAAGTACAGAAAGCACAAAATCAAGTTAAAGAAAATATTAACGAATTAGATAGCTATTTAACTAATTTAATAACATTATAAAATGAACAATAAAGAATTAAACATAGCACTAGGTAAACTATTCAATGGTATAGAACTAGACACGCATAAGGTAGAGTTAAGCATAGCTAACGATGTCAAAAAACTTTATTCTGAATACATTGATTTAGGTGATGCAGAAGATAATGCTTTAAGGTCAGTCAATACTGCTCGTATGGACTTAGAAAAAGTAGAGAATAAATATAAATCTAAGTTAAAAGAAGTTTTATCTATGGAAAAAAAGTTAGATAAAGCACTACAAGAATTAGGATATACTAGAGATACTTTTGGTTTAGATGATGACTTGCGTAAAGCTAAAGATGGTATTGAAGAAAGACTTAAATTTTTATCTAAAGCAATTAGCCAACTAAATAACATATACTAATATGGCAGTATTATTTGTAAGTGAGGACACTATAAAAAAATCTACTACTATTAATGGTAATGTAGATGTAGAGTTATTGCTACCATACATTAAGGTAGCACAAGATATTCATATACATCAGTTGTTAGGTACTGACTTGTACGACAAGATACAAGCAGAAATAACTGCTGATACACTTACAGGTAGTTACAAAACATTTACTGATGATTATATTCAGCCTGTACTAATCCACTACGCTTTGTATGAGTGTTTACCTTTTTTATCATACAAGATAATGAATAAGGATATAGTGCGTAAAATTTCAGAAACATCTACACCAGCATCACTTGAAGATATTAAGTATATGCGAGAGATAGTAAAGAATACTGCTGAATACTACGCAACAAGGTTAGTAGATTATCTATGTAACAATAACCATTTGTTCCCTGAATATACTACAAACAGTAATGGGGATTTAGCACCTACAAAAGATACATACTTTAGTGGTATAGTATTAGATAGACACGAGCAAAGTAATAGAATAACACTTAGAAGTTTCTTAGATGCGAGTTTCGACATATAAAATAAAAGAAGAAAATATAACAAAGCTAAAAAGCTATTTAACAAAGAAAGATAATGAAAAGTCTGATAAGTCAAAACGCAGATGTACTAGGATTAAATAGCGTTACGCTAATGATTAGTTTTACAGAGGTTGAGCAAGTACTGCAAATCGTTCTGTTATGTATATCTATCATCTATACACTAGACAAGTATATATCATATCGTAAAAGAAAATAATGGCAAAACTAATCGGTGGCACATATCGTAAGAGTGCTAAGAAGAAAAGACCAAACAGACACTCTAAGAACGCATCTAAAGGACAGAGTGGCTACAAACAGAATTACAGAGGTCAAGGTAAATGATACAAAAAGACTTTACAATAAGCATAGGTAACATTATATGGATTATAGGTATAATCTTTACTATGGGTATAGCGTACAGTCAGATAGGTCAGCTAGATGAAGATATACAAGTATTAGAGCAAAGACTTGAAAAGAAAATTAAGATAATTAACGAGTGCGAGGATAGGATAATAGAACTAGAAAAAGAACTAGCACGAACAAATTGTAAAGATTAATGTTAAAGTATTTTGACTTTGAAGAATTTGACTGCCCTACATTAGAGGGTAGTGGCTTACCTACTAGCGATGGTGGTAAGATGTGCATAGACTTCTTAAAAAAATTAGATGAAGCAAGAGAGATAGCTAACGTGCCTTTTGTTATAACGAGTGGATATAGAACACCACAACACAATTTAGATGTAGGTGGTAGAGTAGGCTCTAGCCATTGTAAAGGATTAGCAGTTGATATTGCTTGTAACAATAGTGGCGATAGAGTAAAGATACTTACTGCGCTTATACAAGTCGGTTTTAGGCGAATTGGCATACATAAGTCGTTCATACACAGTGATTTAGACCACGATAAACCCAATGCCCTATGGTTATATTAGATTTATTCAAGAACTTAGTACCACAAGTATCAGAGATAGTAGATGAGTTACATACATCTGATGAAGAAAAGCAGCGTTTAAAGCTAGAACTGCAAAGGCTACTGCTTGAACAAGAAAGAGAGATATTTAGTAAAGAGGTAGAAGATAGAAAAAGTGCTAGAGAGTTGTATAGTACAGATGCTTTAATACAAAAAATACTTGCAACATTATTTACTTGTGCATATTTTGGACTATCTTACGTTTTATTTAGATATTTTGTTACAAATAATATACAACTATCTGACTATGAGATAGGATTTATTAGCACAGTATTCGGTGCAATGTCTAGTAAAGTAAATACCATCATTGACTTTTTCTTTGGTGGCAGTAGTAACCAAAACCAACGCAATGCCTAACAATCGTTATCGATTAAAACCTGATGAAGAACAACTACTACAAAACTATCGCAAACACAAGACTAACAACGTATTAGTCATAGGCGATATACACGAACCATTTTGCCTTGATGGTTATTTAGAATTTTGCCTAGAGCAATATCACACACACAACTGCAACGAAGTCGTATTTATTGGCGATGTCATAGATAATCACTATTCTAGCTATCACGAAACATCTGCTGATGGTTTAGGTGGTGGTGATGAACTTGACCTAGCTATTAGCAAAATAGCAAAGTGGTACAAAGCCTTTGAGTATGCAACTGTATTAATAGGCAATCACGACAGAATAATAATGCGTAAGGCACAAACTAGTGCAATCCCTAGTAAGTGGATTAAAAGCTACAAAGATGTCTTAGAAACTCCTAATTGGGATTTTGTAGAACGCTATGTAAAAGATGATGTGCAATACATACACGGAGAAGCTGGTACTGCAAGAACTAAATGTAGAGCCGATATGATGAATACAATACAGGGTCATTTACATACACAATGCTACACCGAACACTATGTAGGTCAGAAGTATCGTATCTTTGGCAGTCAAGTAGGTTGTGGTATCGACCACGAAAGCTACGCAATGGCATACGCTAAAGCTGGAAAAAAACCAGCAATAGGGTGTATGGTAGTCAAAGAAAATGGCACACTTCCTATAAATATCCTAATGCCCTTATAGTCAGTTACTTACACTTAAAGCGTAACAACGAAGTAACACTAACAAGAATATACTCTATATATATATTATAGTTTATATATATAATACTATATAGTATATATATATTTATATAAATATTTTTACAAAAATTTGTTTATATTTAAAAAAAGTGTTTATATTTGCCAAACTAAACAATTATTAATTTAAATTAAAACAATGACATTACAACAATTATTTAAAGAAGCACAAACTAAATGGATAAATGGTTATAGCGAAAGTAGATTAGTAGATTTTGTATTTTTTAATGCTAAAAACGACACACAAGCTAATAAAATATTATCTAAAATATTAACAAATAAATAATTAACATAGATAGGTTAAAACCTTAGCTTTTTTTATATACAATTATGCACAAATATTCAGAAATTTATAACGACACTTGTAGAGTACAAGTAGAGAAAGTCAAACTAGGCGATGTAACTTACCACGCACAATGTAATGTATCAATGTTAGAAGATATGCTACAAAACGCAGAAGAAAAAATAATTTATTATAAACAAAAAGATAACGAAACTCTTGTAGAGTGGTTTCAAGGTCAAATAGAAGCATATAAACATTCATTAGAACTTGCAAAAAGTTTAGTAAAAATTTATAACAATCTTTAATATGAAAAGAGATACTAAAATTACAATCGCATTAGGGTTAAGTCTAGCAACCCTATTCATAGTGCTAGACATATTAGGAATTATTAATCTAGTTGCATATTAATATGACAAAGCAAGAAACATTAAACAGAGTGTTTAAAGAAAACGGATTAACTTCTGATGATTTATTTAAGCACCAACACTACACTATCATTACTCGTAGTGGCATAGACAAGATACAAGCAAACCTAAGTATATACATCTCTTACGAGGTTATACGATGTGAGCCTAATTTTGCAGTAGTTAAGGCTAGTGCTAACCTACACGAAGAAAGTGCCATAGAAACCTTTGGAAGTGCCTTAAAGGCTGCCAATTACAAAGATGGTAATACTAACTCTTGGTATGTTATGGAGATGGCAGAGAAAAGAGCAATGAGTAGAGCAGTCTTAAAATTGGCTGGACTATACGCATTGGGTGTGTTTGGCGAAGATGAAAGTGAAAGTTTTAAAAGATAAATTAACCAATTAAATTAAACATTATGAATTTAGAAATGAAAGGTAAGTTAGTCAAAGTATTAGACTTACAAAGTGGAACTAGCAAAGTTGGTAAGCAATGGGTAAAGCAATCGTTTGTAATTGACACAGGTAATCAAT